ATGTATTCAAGCGGGTAGCCGAACTCGTGGGCTATTAGGCCTATGAGCTGGGCGTCTGTATTTGCTCTAACCCAGTCTTCAACGTCCTGCCAACTGTAAAACCCGCTTCCCTCGCTATTGTCGCCATAAGCTTTGCTGCGACATCCAATGGGAGAGCCTTGACATCCTCAAGCGTTATGTCCTTGTTCGCCTTGCGCAGCATCAGGTATAGAGTCATCACTCCACGCTCTTCAGGGGTCTTGCACTTGCCGAGCTCAATGCTGTCAGCCAACGTTAAGACTCCGTATTCGACAACCCCGAGGTCCTCAATGAACACGCTGCGGATCTCCCTGCTGCTTTGAACTAAAGCTTTAACGTCGAATTTGGCGGCTTTCGCGGCTTTTTCCTGCTCGTATTGCTCAAGCTTTTTAGCGTATTCCTCCACTTTCCCGCTCAAAGCGAATCACCTCCCTTCTCCAGTAACTTTTCTTTCGGCAAGCTTCCGCCTAATCCGTTCAAGCTTGGACTTTCCAGGCCTCATTTAGAGCCTCCCCTAAACGTGGTTTTAATGTCAAAAACAGAGGGTTTAGTGGGTTCAGAACCCACTGGGATTTTGACCAGCTTCAGCCTTTTCGCAGAAACAGTTTGGTAAACGATTTTTAAGCCTTTACAGTCTCGGATAATCATCTGCTGAAGCTTCTCGATCTCCCGCAGCGGGCCAACTGCGATGAGTCCAAAGTTTAAGATAACGTCTTTGTTGCGTTCCAAATTTTCCATAAATTTTCCCTCCAATCAAGGTTTTAAGCAGACCAAAAATTGAGATTCTATGCTTGCGTCTCAAACAGTATGTTGTCGCCTTCGCCTTCCAGGCTTTCGGCTATCACGCCGTCCTGTTCTATGCTTTGCTCCCAACTGTTTAACATGACGTTTCTAAGCGTTATTAGCGGTTTGCCGGATCCCCATCCGTCCGGGGCTATCATGATGTCGAACTTTTCGCCGGCGAGGATTTTGTTGGCGAATTTGCTGCTCACATACAGCAGGTCAATGCTGACCTTGAAGGTTTTGTTTCCGCTTGAAAGGACGGCGGGCTTATCGCTTCCAAACACGTATTCCTTGATCAAGTCCACGTCAACGCTTGCGCTGACTGTCTTGGCGTAGCCTATGAGAAGCCTCTCCGTCATGCCCGAGAAAGTCGCGGTTCCAGATGTTGAGCCGCTTGTCGCCCTCACTCCGAACCGGAAGCTGTAAGCGTTGTCCGGCGCCGGGTATTCGTCGGTCCTCGTGGCGACGGTGTTAGGCGTCAAGTTCACAGTGTTTCTGCTCAACTCGGAGCCGGCGCTGTTCAGCCAACTGAAAACTGCCTGCAGGGCGGTTATGTTGGCGTTGCTGCTGTATGTATATGTGACTCGGGCTGTTTCCCCGGGGTCAACGCGTTCAGCCGGCGTGAACGCTTCGCTTGTGCTGTTTGGGGGCGGCGAAACGCTGATCGTTAAAGGGTAAAGTGCCCGGTAAAGCAGCGCGTTTCTGCCCAGGATCGGCATTGGAGATCACGCTCCTAAAGGTTAGGGCTGTCACTGTGTGCCCCAAGCGATGTTGGTTCCTTCGCCCTCAATGCTTTCCATTACCACGCCGTCTTGCTCGATGCTTAGCTCCCAGCTTGTGAAGACAACGTTGCTTAAAGTTATCTTCGGCTTACCTGTGCCTGTGCCTTCTGGGCGAACCTCAATTGTCACGGCTGTCCCGTTGAGAACATCGTTGGCATATGTGCTGTCCACGTAAGCCTTTTCAATGCTGACCTTGAAGCTCTTGTTTCCGCTGGCGAGGAACGCCGGCTTGTCAGGGCTTGTTCCGCTGATGTAATATTCCTTGATGAGGTCTACGTCTATGCTGACGCTGACGCTTGTGCAGTATCCAATTTCGGTTGCTCCCTTCAATATTACGGCGTTTCTACCTAACAACGGCATTCACGCTCACCTCGCTTGCGGGCCACCCGCTTGTGATGGCCCTTTACAAGCTTTCCCAAGCCTTGCTGATGGCTTCCTGCATGGCGAAAGTTAGGAGAGGCATGCACTCGTTTATCGCCCGGGTTAGGAAATACCTGGGCGCAATATAGCGGGTTCCAAACTCCTGGAATATGGCGTAATAGACGTAAGCGCCGACGCGGAGAACCAGGTCGCGGGTTATCGTGTGATATATGCTTGCCCGAAGGGCTCCGGTGCGGACAGGCGCGTAGGCCCTTGCCCGCACAACAATCTGCTGGCCTATTTCACCCAAAACCTCGGCAAACCTGTCCCTTAAACCCTCGCTCATCTGCCTGAGGGCTTCGGCGAAAGCCTCAACCTCTGAAGGGTCAATTTGGATTTTAACAGTCACGCCAAGCTCACCATTTTGACTTGAAGGCTCAGCCGAACCAAATCCGGGCTCTCGTTCTTGTTGAACTCTCGGGTAATATCGGCATATCCAAACCCGCTTGGCGTGGACGCCTTCAAAATGCGGTAAACCTCGCCGCGCATGTTTTCCCTCACGGCGACCGCGCTGCTCACGGACGTTGAAACCTTGACGAGGATGTCAACCATAACGTTCTGTTCAGCCAATAAAACGCCTTTAGCCAACACTCGAACGTTTGCAGCAGTCATGGGCGCGTAACAGGCTACAACATAGTTTTTCGCCATCTTCGCGAAGTCGATTGCTTCAACCTTGCTTTTAGCCCAGTAAATGTCCGCCTTAGAGGGGCTTGAAAGACTCCAGTTGTCCTGTAAATGCTGGCATAAAACTTCAGCTGCGTCCGCCATCAGCTACTACACGGCTCCACCTCGTAAATTTCGGCAAGCTTCTCAATGTCCACGCCCGGATCCAAAATTGTGACGCGCCCGTTAAGCTTCAACTTCACGTAGTTTTTGAACGTCATGGGCTGATCAGCCCGCCCCTATATTTCGGAACCTCTTCAGCAGCCGTGGCCTCTGCAGCTTTAACAGGCGTTGTCAAGTTAACCAGCTGGCGGACGAAATCCTCCTGGAAGCCTTTGATTGTGCGTTCAATCGCCTCGGCGTATGGACCAGCTCTTGACACACGCAAATCGCCCAAGAAGTAGTCGAAAGCGCCTATCATGGCTCCGCCGCTTGAGACGACGAGGACACGCATGCAAGCCAAATCCAAAGCCGCCATCTTCGCAACCGGGTATTTCGGATCGTCTATTGTTAGGTCTCTTCCGAGAAGCGCGTTTATGTAGGTGTTGGCGAAGTCCACGTGGGCTTGGACGCTTGCCTCGGCGATTGTTAAGCCGTAAACCGTGTAAACATGGTTTGCGCTGTCATATGTCATGTTTAAGGCTGCTTGAACATCGGACGCGGTTACATATTGCACGGTCATGTTAATCCCAGAACCACAGGCTCAAAAATTGGATTATAAACGCGAGGACTATCAAGCCATACATTATGTCGCGGGCAAGCCATATGCCGACGCTTGGAAATATGTAGAAGGGCCAGTCAAACGTTTTAAACCCCAACGAGAGCCGGAATTCAACGATTTCAAGCTGCCAAAGCCCTGCGACAAGCATGAAGACGCTGAAGGCGATACTGCAAACGTTCTTTAAATGTTTAAGGCGTCTTAAACGCATAGGCCCAGCACCAAGCCGATAATGAAGCCGAAACTCCATTCGCGAAGCTCGTGGAACATTTCATCGCGGATTTTCGACTCTTCAACATATTCATAAGCAAAGAACTGGACGTAGAGAAAAAGGGAGGTTGCTAGGCCGAGCCACCCTTTAGGGGCTAGGAAGCCCGCCGCCAAGCCGTGCAAAACGTGGCAGAGGATGGAAAGTTTACTCGGCATGGGCTTCAAGCCAGTCGCTGTATTCGACCGCTGTCCCGGCTACCACGGAAGCGCCGAAAATCAGAGCCGCCCAAATTGCTGGGGCGAAGGGCAACGGGGCTATCTGGTTCACGGCTGAAGCCAGCAGATAAAGCGCTGAGCCGAAAACCATGCCTATGACGCTTCCGTAAATCAGCCCCTTCATCAGGCGGAACAGCACACGTTTAGGCTTCTTGCCGTTTTCAGACATTTTAACTCACCTCTTTTTTGTTCCGCCAGCCCCACAGACGTGGGCCGGCTCTGGAACAGAAAAACAAAAAGGGGAACTGGAAAAGGCGGAAACTGTTAGGCTGTTTAGCTTGTTGACAAGCCCGTAACCTTTACGATTGCTTCACCGTAAGTGACTACAGGCGCATACCTTGTTGAAAGCACCACTTCGACGGCGTCAAACTCCTTCTTGATCTCCACGTCGGTTGTCAATGGTCGCTTGATAACGAAGAACCCGAGGGGCGCGTATGCAGCTGACGCGTTTTGTCCAGTGCTGAGGATGTAGGCTGTTCCTGCTGGTATGACTGGGCTTACGTAAACATTCATGCCGTAGATTGTGCCGACAGCGCCGGTCTGTATGACTTCCTCGCCGTAATAGGCGTATAGCGAGAACTGTGGCAGGTAGTAAACGTCTCTAGCGTTTATCGGGTTCAGCAATATCGTGTCTGGTATCAAACCGTAGCTTTCAATTATGGCCTTGGCCTTCAAAATGTCCTTTGTCCCGAGCCCGCCCGTTATCGTGAACTCCGTGCCCGTCGCCGAGAGGCTTGTTCCCGTTGCGGTGATAGTGTTTCCGGCAGCCGTGTCTATGACTGTTTGACAGTCTTTATCGATGGTATAAGCCATACGCCTTGCAAGTCGCCTTAGCTGGTCCTCGATGACGGGTATGTATAGGTCTTCGATTGATTCTCGGGTGATCCTTTCCCTGAGACCTTTCTTGTATGGCGTGACTGTTATGTATGTGTATGGTGTATAGTCAATTGGGAATTCGCTGCCTTCGGCGACCTCGGTGATCGCAGCAGCGCGAGAACCGCTTTGCTTTACGAACGTTGCTGTTTTGCCCGCTACAAGCGGAAACTCTGGGAACAGGCGTTTAACCACTAGGGCGGGCATGGTTAGCTCGATTATCTTCTTGTGCAGGGCTGGATAAGCTATTGCGCCCGTGTCAACCCAGGTGAAGGCTTCACGGAACATAGCCATAGCCAATCACCCCTTCTAATACACGTGCGGGTTAACCGCCACTAGTATCACGTCGCCGGCTGCTGAAGCAGCTTCTAAGGCTATGCCTAAAGCCCTGTTTCCAGCTGTAGCGACCGCTACGGCTCTTGCTGAAGCGTCTGAGCCGACAACGGCGCCGGCTGATATGGCTCCGCCGGCTGTAACGTAAACTATTGGGCAGCCCATTATAACGGGAACCTTTGAGCCTGAAGAAGCGCTTCCGACAGCAACGCCTATAACGGCGTCCGTTGCAGCTGCAGCAGGGCCAACAGCCATTGAACCCGTCACTTTGACAAGCTGGCCTTTCGTTACGGCTGCGCTTGCAGTGAAGGTCACTATGCTGCCGGGTAGGCTGAATATGTTTCCTGGAACTCGAGCTTCAAAAGACATGGCAAATCACCCCTCTACTGGAAGCCTACAAGCTTGCGGTGAGCCTTCAAAAGGTCTTTGAACCAGTCGTAGTTCGCCAAAACATCCTTTTCAAGGACGTCAACGGCTACAATGCCTTTTCCAGCAGAGCCCTTCTTTTTAGCCTCGCTGACAGGGGTAGGCGCTTTAGCCTCTTCAGCCTCTTCCGCTTCCTCAGCTTCTGCAGCTTCTTCAGCCTCTTCGCCCTTTTTGGCTTCAAGCTCAGCCAAACGTTTGGAAAGCTCGCTCAGCTTCTTGCTGAGCGTCGCCTTCTTAACGCGCTTGGCCAGTTCAGCCTCAAGGGCGCGGACTTTAGCCTCCAAAGCCTCGATTGCTTCCTCGCTGGTTTCGCCCTTGATTTGCTCCATGAGTTTTTCCAATTGCTTCATGAAGTCTTCGTATTCCACTTGTTTAGGCGACTGTTCGCCTGGCGCAACGTTAACTGTTGCCTGAGCCACCTGCGGTGAAGCCTTCTGCTCCGCGTTAACGGACATGGGCTTCACCTCACCCGCTTTTTGAACAGTTTTTGTTTCGGGTTCTTGCAGCCCAGCGGGCTTAGAACCCACATTATCATCCGGTGAAACGGATGACTGTGAAGGAGAAGGCTCCAAAACACCCGATTTGGTTAAAGACTCAATTATGGCGCCCCACTGAGCCTCGTTCATGGCTGCATAGAAGCCTAAAGGCTGAAAGCTTGTGTTCTCGTAAGCCGGGCTAGCAACAATGCTTAATTCGCGCACTTTCGGCTTTCGGACAACTTCCCATGCGCCCGGGCAAAGATGGACAAGCCTGCCCTCTTTACGTGTGGGACGCTTACACTTTGAACATTCAACTTCGTCGCTGTCCACTTGGATACTAACGTGCGTGACGTAGCCCCTTATGATCTTGTCAATGAGTCTTTCATCGCCAACCTCAGCTCTGAAAAGCACGCGGTCTCCGTCAAGGCTTGCATCCACAACTTTCCCAACGACCATAAGCGCTGATTCAGCGTGGTCAACGCGGAGCTGGGCGCCTTTCAAAGTTTCAACGATATATTCAAGGTCTTCTTTAGGCACCTGCCACTTGTTTTTGTTGACGCTTGTGTCTATGGCTACGCCTTCGATTACCACAAGCTGCTCTTTGATTGGAAACTGGGCTTCCTTCTGGTCGGCGCTCTGAACTGCCTTGAAAGGCACATAATAACGCAGTTGCATGCTTTACACCTCTAAATCAAGCCGAGAATCTTTAAACGGCGAAGCTTGCGCCTTTTCTTCTGGTTTCTGCCCATGTTTCACTCCACGATCGCTGGAAACATGGCGTTTGGATACTTCTGCCTCAGGTAGGCTTCGCGGAGAGCAGCGAACGCCTGCCAGTCCTCAAGCATGCTTTTCTTTTCTTCTTGCGGGAAGTAGCCCTCACATTTAATTCCAAGCCTGTTGACCTCGCAGGGTTGATGTGGGATCTTCAGCTCTTTGTAGTGGCGTAGAAGATGCGCATGGGCTTTTTCGACAGCCTCTTTCTTGGGCATATTTACTGGTTTGATGTGTGTTACGCGGGCCATAGCGTTGCGCAAGTGTGGCAGATCAATGCTTCCGTCGGGCTTATGGTGCGGCAGATGCCTCAACGTCCTCGGAACAGTTTTACCCTCCTCGTCCTTTTCGCCGCCAGGCTCAATCAGGGCGAAGGCTGAATCTGGAAGGTCGTTGATGTATTTTGTTGTCCACTTTGCAGCTTCAAAACTCATTCTTTTACACCTCTTACAATTTGATACCTGTGAAGTTAGTCAATGCGGGAAATGTCCAGGTAAGCTTTCAAAAACCGCATGCGAAGCTCGTTCCAAGCTTTAAAGTCCAAAAGAAGCTGCAGCTCGCTTTTCAAATGTTTTTCAAGCCAATTTTTAACGCTGTTACTGTCCTTGAACCGCGTCTTGTCGAAAATGTAGCTTTGAATCTCCCAGCGGTTTGTTCCTTTAACCCTTCCCAACGTAATCTTCACGCCTCTGGTGATGGGCTTAACCCTAAACTTGTCAAACTTGTCTGGGTCTTGAACCCGGTAACGGAAAGTGTTAGTTGTCTCATCGATTCCCGGCATTTTCATTCCTCTCTGTTAACGTCGACAAGCTCAAGCCAGCAGCGACAATGTGGATGCAAGTTAACCTTCCAAGTGTCTATTTCCTCATCCCACTGTTCCGCATCTTCAAAATAGCGGGTTGGATTTTCATCCGCCTCGCAGACAAACTCATGTCCGTCAAGGGCGGAACACTCATCGCAAACCTTCTCGTCCCGCATAGTCCGATAAGCGTAAACCCGCTGCTCGCCCCGTTTAGGAAAACCGAAAAACGCCATTACATCACGCTCAATAATATTGAGCATTTATAAAGAGCGTTGAGCAAGCGAAAAATACCCCGTATCAGGGCTTAACCCCGTTCCGTTTCAAAACGGCTTGAAGCTCCTCGGGCGTGGTTATCGGATACTCTTCTGGGAAGCCAAGCTCTGTTCGAGCTTCTTTAGGCAATATTATGCCCTTATCCACGAGGTCGCCGAGCACTTTAGCCTTGTCCTGGAACGTGGGCTCCCATATAGGCTTCCACTTTATTTTCGGAATTTCAACGCCTTCGCCGAACTCGTCTTTGACAAGCTGCTTAAACAAGACTGTTTCAAGCGTGTCGCCGATAATCTCCTGCATCATCCTTAAACGCGTCACATATTCCTGCATCACTACTTCCGCTGT